TGGGGAGAAAAAGGCAAAATCGTCTCTTTCTTTTCCTACCATGTAACTACCACCTTCTAAAACTTCACCTCTATAATATCCATTCTCGAAACCACCACAAGCATTTCCAATGTTAATCATTCGTTTGTAATCCACACAACTGTACGAGTTCAAGGATGTCGGAACATTGTTCAGTGATGATGTTGACGGACTTGAATACGAACCTAAAAAGTTACCATTACCAACTCTACTGATATTGTTAGCATCATAACTCGAATAATTCAAATGGTTTTGTGTTGTCCAACCTGTTAATAACCCCCACGTACTACTTGGAGCATCAGGAGTAAAGTTAAAATAAGGAAAGAAAATACGCCTATTAACTGAGGTTGATGCGTTGTTAGTCAATGCATCATGTCTCGGGATTCTCCAATCTGTTGCTGAATTATATGGTGTTGTTGGATGGTTAAGATAATAATCCCCTTGAACGACTTTACTACCAAATGAAGTTGCACCATATAATTTGGATAAATCATACCGAACGATTTGTTTATCACAATGCGGATCGACACCTCTCACCATAAACAAAATCTCATGATCTAAATAATCAGGATTCAACATTATATTAGGCGCATTCAGAGCAAATTTGTTATTACCTGAATCATCAGGATATTCATTAGGTAAGTCCGTACTAAGATTATACTTTTCAATTCTTTGGAAACCGAATATATACCTTCTTAAAAGCGTTCCTGTTCCAAGAGCAGGATATGTGGAACCCGAAATAGAGGCGGGTGTTTGTCCACAAAATCCAATATACTCCCCTAAAGTGTGACCTGTTATTAATTGGAAATATTCAATATCAGCAGGAAACTGATATTCTCTGACTGTCGATGAACCGGTGATACCAACATAAGTTTGTGTCACAGGTAACAAAGTCGTTGGACTCATGTGAGTAATTTGAATACTCGTGTTAAGTGATGATGTTCCTGTTGTTGCAAATGTATTGAATCCGTTACTTATGGTGAATCCGCTCGAATTCACGACGTTTGTATGTCCTGTGATATTCGGATCTAAAGAATTTTTTGGATTAGCAAAACTAATTAACTCCGCAGGTTGCATTTTTAATAGTGTACCCGGGTCTGCCAACATTACAAGAACGTTATCATAATAAGGGGTTGGATTTAAACCTGGACGTATTTTAACCTGAATTTGATTGTAAGCATTACCACCACCGTTGTCACCATCTCTGTGAAACTTAGCCTTGGTATTAAATAAATTCATCCTTTCCGCCAATGGTAAATCATAGGACCAAATGTCCCATTTACTCTGTGGATTGTCCTGATCTTGTAAGAAAGGAGTTTTAGCGTAGTTAGATGCAGGATCAGCACCAGTTGTATCGTAGTTTACGTTGTTTCCCGCCATAGACACTTGGAATGCATTGGCAAACTTACCCATCCATGTAGTGTCTGTTTCATCATCCTCAATTGCAAGTAATCCTGAGAAAAATGAAGGTTGGTTCGTATTAGCTAAGAAACTTGTGTTCTCATTGAATGTTTCTTGTGTTTCATCTCCACAACAAAGTTTAGGTTCACACTCACAAATTTGACAATCAGGGTAGGTTATATTAGGTAATGGTATGGCATAAAATTGAACTTTTTGTAACCTATTCCAATAAACAAGTATTAATGCAGTCATACCAAACCAAAGTATAGATTGGATGATAAATCCGATTCCCGCACCAATCGACAATGCAGTAAATGCTGCAACAGATTGAACGATACTTGATGTTCCTGCCGCAACAAACACAGTACTTAAAGCAATTAACAAAGGCACCCTAACCCATTCCCATAGGAAACTCAAAATGTGATATAGAATTATTATCACAAAAAAAGGTACTGTGAGTAAGGAAAGTAAAAAGTTAAAAATGAAATAAAACGTGTCAAAGTTTCTTACACCATCATTAGTGGGAAATCTATTCACTTCCGTTTCACAAGTTCTATCAATAATTTCTTTGATTCCAATAAATCTACCTCTACCGGTTCCATTTCTATATTCATCCACAAGTTGTGAAATAGTATACACTTTGTTGTATTTGAACTTGTAGAAGAAATCTTCACAATTTATAGCAGCTTGTTTATCGACATAATCAGCCCAATCCAAAGAAAATGCATATGATTTTTTCAATTGTTGATAGAAGGGAGATGTTGGGGATAATGAAACAGGATCTGTCGATGTTGAAGTCCATCCATACTCTCTAATATTTGGTACTAGAAAGTTTGCCCTTTTTAATTCACCAGTAGGTGATGTGAAGACGGACGGTAGTGGGATTGTAGATACAGGCGCCTCTTTCATTCCATCTTCATCCGACCACTTAACTTTGAATCTATACTTCGCGCTTGTTGGTACACCAACTGATGGATCATTCGAAAAAACTTGTTCTCCAAATTCATTTGTCACCACATAATCCATGTTCATGGGTAAATCCACTACCCACGCACCATTTTCATCAATAACTTTTCCCCCATTTTCAAGTTTATATTCTTCTAATACAGGATCACCATTCGAATCCTGATTGATGGTTTGTCTAATTGCTATAATTTCACCAGGACCAGTACTCATACCACACAAATCACCCATCTCAGTCTTAGGTTTACATGATTTTTTTAGTTGTTGATTACTTGTCATTATGGAACCCATAAACACTGCAGTTGGTTGTATGTCAATTCCCAACGCCCTTAAATCAAAATCATTTCTTGTAATTCCAATAGTACATAAATCTTCCTGTCCCCAAAAAGATGCAACATCTATTTGAGATGTACTTGAAATAATTTGTGGTAGGGACGCTAAATCATTTGAAGCTCGGAATCTGTTACCATCGAATTGGGATTGTACACCTAACCCTTGTCTAACCAAATCTGTAGGACGTAATGAGAAACAACCAATATCAGATAAATCCAAATCCATGGTAATTGTTTGTACCCCCAATGGAACACCTACAATCATAAAATCACCACTATCGTTAGTGTTCACAACAAAACGATAATATTTTTCATATACCTGTAAAACTGCTTTATCTACTAAGACATCTTCTCTAGTTGGAAATGTACCAGTAGCGACGTGTCCCTGATAAGAGGGAGTGTAAGGCAAGAGATTATACCTATACCCGTCTTCATTGATTGTGTCTAAAGTTTGATAGGGATATAAAGTATTAATAATTGGATTATTGACATCCATTTCGTCCAAAGGAACAAAAATGGAAACTTTTGCATTGGGGACTCCATATCCACCGTTTGCAATTACTCTACCGACTACGACACCATAGTTCGCACAAAAATCAGTATACAACTCGTCTTGTCTAATTTTAAGCGAGAGAATCTCCAAGAAATCAAAGTCTTGTTCAATGTTTACTCTAATTTGTTTGTCAACCCCTGGTTCTGTACGTATTCTATAAGACTTCGGCATGAAATATCTTTTTAGATAAATAGTTATTCATCCAATTTCAAAAGTAACCAGTTAAGGGTTTGTTATTATGAGAAACTCGTGCTTGTCAATGTTTTGACTCTCACTTGAATATCCTTGGATGGGATACGAACTTGATAGACTTGATTAGGTTGTGCAAAAATAGTTTCATCAATTAACAGAATTTGACGAGTTGTAGCGTCAGAGTATCTTTGTGATGTTTCGTTGGATGAATATTGCCCACCAACCAAATTGAATACATCGATAGTTGATACGGTATTTACTCCACCAACATCTTGGATTTCTCTTCTTAATTCAGATATATTAACGTTCTGTCCTAATTCTCTATACAACGGACTCATTATATTAGACACCACATTGATAATGTTTGAAATAACTTCCCCTCTGTTTTGTGCAGAATCTAATATAACTGAGATATCATATTTCAAATCAATAACTTCTGCGGTATTAATAACCACATAGTCGTTAATCATACGATAATTTGATAGATAGTTAGCAACATTCGTCTTTAAAACATTAGGTACGTTTGAAGTTAACTTACCTGCAGAATCATATGACAAAAGTTGAATTTCAATTTTATTGTTATTTTCGACTATACCAACCTTAGCGGGTGCACCAAATTTACCTGGCATTGTGTTCAACAATGAATTGTAATCATTGATAGTTACCGCTCTTTTTTGTGCCGCAAAATTGAATGCTACCATATTTCTAGCTTCATTAATAGTAGGTTGGTTTGCACCACCGATAGCCGCCGTTACGTTGTTTACACTCAGAGAGTTTACTACGGATGAATTAATAGTTTGATTCGGACCTGTGATTTGTAAATCGTAAGTACCAAGTTGGGTGAGTGCGTTAACACCCAAGTTACTGGCTAGTCCCCCACCCACTCTGTATTGTATAAATAAAGTTGTGTTGGGTTGTACAGTCCTTCCTAAACCAATGTTGTTTTGATAATTAGCAATATTCAAGGGAACACCTGTTCTTGCAAATTGGGCTAGTTGTTCGTCTGCTGTGACAGTAGCATTGCCAAAAGTCATCTTCAAATATCCTTCAGGTGTGTATTCTGTGATAAATCTGCTATCTGTTTGTATGTATCTTCCTACTTTGATTCCAGGGTTATCTGAAGCCTTTGTCGGATCCTCAACGAACACTCTATCCTCTGCCAGTGCGTCTACTTCATACCATCTGTTTGTTGAAGTTATAAACTCAGAGGAAGAAGGAACATTTTGGAAGGAAGTGCCGTCCTTTTGAATTACTGCGGTTACACCTAAAACATTTTTTTCAGGTAAAAATATTTCAAAGAAAGGGCGTACATCATTTTGTGTAATTACCTTTTTGAAAACTTTCGTAAATCCATTAACAACAACTTCTCTTTTAACTATTGTGTAATTGATGAGGTTGTTGTTTGCATCAAAATTAGGAATTTTTTTGGCATTTACATATCCTTCGTTGTTGTATTGTGAACTAAAATCAATATCATATACAGTTTCAAAAACTTGTCCACCACCTTGGACTTGTGCACCTGCTCTCAAAATTCCACAATATTCTACATTTTCTTGATCACCATTTGCAGGTACTGTTATAGAAAAATCAACAAGAGAAACTGAAGGACGATTTCCAGGGATTTTAAGTCCATAAGTTCGGGCAATGTTGTAGACAGAAGATCTTTGTTGTGCATATTGTAGAACAGTTTCTTGAATACTTCTGTCGATTTGAAAGTTAAGATTGTCCCCAATTGCAGCATTCAAATCTAAAAAAACTGAAAATAAAGCAGCATCATTGAAGTTGTCAATTAAGTCAGGATAATATTGTTGAGTGTAATCAATCAAATCCTGTCTTAACGAGGCAAAGTCTCTATCTGTATATGAAATTCTTCTTTCAGCCATTTTCTATTAAATATTTATTATTACAAAATCTCTTGTTTCAAAGGTATCTGATGTTATTGTAAAATCAATTCTCACCTTCGCAGTGTACTCGGCAACCCCTCTACCTGGAACATTCAATACCCCAGTATCCAAGTAATCAGTGTTTAATTGGGTAACAGTAGTCTGATCTTCTTCTTCCACATATGGATTTATAGTTATCTCATTTATGATAAGGTTGGGAATATATTTTTCAACATTCTGTTTAATATCTGATTTGATTGATTCAAATGTTGGGGCATCCATTGGTTCAAAAATAAATTCAAAAATTCTTGTTCCAAAATCAGGTAAATAATATCGTGAACCTTTTCTTGTCAATATCAAGTGGATTAAATTACTACGTATTTCACGGTTAGCGTCTTCCGATAATGAAAGATACTTTCCCTGTAAACTATCCTGAAAAGGAAAATTTATTCCATATGTTTTACCGTTAGCCATATTCCATAAATATCTTAAGTCATTAAATTATAAAAAAAAGAGGACCGAAGTCCTCTTTTATCTTTATTGTCTATGAATTATAGAATTATCCTTCACATGCAACACACTGCAAGTCGTTTAATTTCAACTTTTTTCTTGCAAATGCCTGTGCGGAATTCATTGAGTGTTGGTAGTAAAGAGTTTTAACCCCTAACTGCCATGCATCAATCAATAGTTTATTAACATCTTTAGTTGGCATATCAGGCGATACCATCAAATTCAATGACTGAGATTGATCGATATAATCTTGACGAACTGCTGCCATGTTGATAATAGATGCTTGGTTGATTTCAGCAAAAGTTCGGAAAACCTCTTTTTGCTCGTCAGTTAAGAAATCCAAATGTTGAACTGATCCATCGTTTTTCTTAATACTGTCCCAAGTTGCCTTGTTATCTTTTTTTAGTGTAACTAATAACTCTTTTAAAACTGGATTTTTAATAGTCACCTTTAATTTAGCAACATCTTTCACATAACAGTTGGACCAAATTGGTTCTATTGATTGTGAAACTTGTCCCAAGATAAATGCAGAAGATGTTGTTGGTGCAATAGCATTTAAAGTAACATTTCTTCTACCATATCCCTTTAGGTGTTCAGGTTCTCCAAAGATTTCTGCCAATTCTTTTGAAGCTTGGTAAGACTTATCTTGAATCAACTTGAATACCTCTACGTTAAGTCTAGCAGTTTCTCGACTATCAAAAGGTAGATTTTTGGATTGTAACAAAGAGTGCCATCCCAAAACTCCCAAACCAAGAGCACGTTGTCTTATCGCAAAGTTGTATGCCTTTTCCAAGTAGAAGAACGCTCTTTGTCCTTCGATTGTGCCATTAGTTTTCAAATCATAAATTTTAGAGATAAATTCTGTCACAACCGCATCTAAGAAATATACCATAGTTTCTACCGCGTCTGTATCTTTCCATTCATCATAATGAAGTAGATTCATCGATGACAAAACACAAACAAATGATTCTTCTTCTGAGTTGTGAAGTGCAATTTCAGAACAAAGATTTGAATTGTAAATCTTCATATCTTTATCACGGTATACCTCAGGTGCCTTATTGTTCATTGTGTCAGTGAACATGATATAGGGGTATCCGATTTCACCACGTCTCTGAATTACTTTAGCCCAAATTGCTCTTTTTTCTTTATCACCTTCAATCATTTCTTTCATGAACTCATCAGTAACAGTGACAGCGTGTGTCAAATCCTGAATTGGAAAACCTTCTGTTCCGATTTTTAGGAACTCCATAATATCTGGATGTTCCACAGGAAGATAAGGAGAAAATCTACCTCGTCTAGTAGAACCCTGTGATATATTGTCTACGACACTTTGGAATAGATTCATGAAATGTACTGAACCTGGTGCATGTCCGTTGTCAGTAATCTCAGCACCTCTTCCACGGATATTTCCAAAATATCCTGAAGTACCACCACCCATTTTACTCATCTCACCAACTTCAGCTTGTGTGTAAAGAATTGATTCGATATTGTCACCAATATTAGAACCAAAACAACTAACCGGTAATCCCCTTTTTTTACCAAAGTTAGCCCAAACAGGTGATGATAGTGAATACCATCCTCTTCCCATATAATCGTAGAATTTTTGGGCAAATCCTTCAATTCCTAATAATTTTTCTGCATGTTCTGCAATAACTTTAATTCTATCAAGAGGTTCCTCACCTTCACTAAGATATCCTCTACGAAGGAAGGTAATTGACTCTTCATTAATCCAATCAAATGGTTCTCTATTGTTCATATTATAAAATAATTTTTTTTGTTGTTAAAATAAATCGTTAAGGGTAATTGATTTTTGCTTTTTGCTGTAATTAATACTTCTTTTGTTGAAGAAGTCGGTGTGTTTGGTTGTTAAAATTTCATCATCAAACCATTCTGTAGTTTCCAACAAAACTTGGTTAACGGTGAAGATACTTTCAACACCAATAGCATTCAATGAATTATTGAATCTGTGTTTAATGAATTCCAAAGTTTGAGCCTTACTCAAAAAGTCCAAATCACCTTTTTCAAAAATCCAATTAACAATTTCTTCTTCCGCCTCGTAAGCATCACGGGTAGCGTCTTTCAAATCTTCAACTAACCCAGGTGTCCACCATTGTGGGTTTTCTTTTTTGATAAGATTCACCAAATCGAATCCGAACTCAGCGTGGATGTTTTCTTCCTTAGAAGTCGCCTCAACTGCATTACTCATACCTTTGAGTAAATTTTTATGCTTGTTGAATGACATGATTACCAAGAACTGTGAAAACAATGAAACGTTTTCTACGAACATCGAGAAAAGTATGATAGACTCGAAGTAATCTTGATTTTCAATTGTTCTAACGTTAGCAATTGACTTTTCTAAATACTTAATTCTTTTTCTAATTGCGGGAACCTCTAATAGATTTTCAAACTCATCGTTAAGTCCTAACACTTGTATCAAGTTTGAGTAAGCGTCAGCGTGACGTACCTCTGATTCTGCAAAAGTCGCTCCGACATTTCCGATTTCGGGTTTTGGTAATTTTTTGTAGATATCACCCCAGAAAGTTTTTACCGCAATTTCAATTTGGGAAATTGCCAACATCGCTCTTTCTACTGCTGTTTGTTCTTTTTCAGAAAGGTGTACCTTAAAATCTTGAATATCTGATGTGAAATTAAACTCAGTGTGAACCCAATATGAATGTCTAATTGCATCTACATACTCAACTAACTCAGGATATTCGTATGGTTTTAAGTTGACTCTCTTACTAAAAATATTAGGTCTACTTTTAGAACGGTATATAATATATTCTTTAGCCACGTCATTTAATCCATTATCCATTAGTTTATTTTCCACCATATCGTGAATTTCATCAACATGAGGAATATGCATTTTATCATTTCTGAAAATACTCTTTTTAGTAAGTCGAGCAATCTTTTCAGCCATATCTTCATCGACATGTCCAACACTTTGCATTGCTTTCATTACGGCTCTTTGTATTTTTTCAGCCTCGAATAAAACCTTTTCACCACTTCGTTTTATTACATAACGAGTGTCAATAAAAGATGTATTACTTGTTTCTTTCATAGTTAAAATTTTTGGGTTCTTAATTTATTTAAACTCTTTGGGTTTGTCTTTTTTCCATGAGTTCTCGAATTCTATTTCGATTTCTTTCTTCCTTCTGCTCTTCAAGCCCAAGGAATGTCACACTCGACTCGGTATCAATCTCCAAATACTCATTGTCAAACTTACAGTTTTCAAAGACAATACCATCCTTACCAACACGAGACTTTGTGATAGCTATAGTTGCCAAATTCATTTCTTTCTGTTGGAGAGATTTAGCAATTGAGATAATCACGTGTCCAACTTGAGCTTTCTTGATTGAACCTCCCATCTGATCGGTTGTAACAACTTCCGAAGAAATAGATGAACGGTTACCTTGAGTTGCTGTCCACCCTGCAATATCTAATTCGTGACACATTGCCTCGAAGTGTCTCATTACAGAACCTTCAGCCTTCCATTCATCGGTTTCCTTACTTGCTGTACCACCAGGTAATACACAATCAATGTAATCTAAAACTATGACATCAACCTGAGTACCCTCAGCAATCATTTTTCTGATTTGATTTTTGAGTTGATTGATTGTCACGGTGTCTGATGGAAGTTTCTTCAAAGTCAAACTATTTGATGTGTTTTCTTTGATTTCTGCAACTTTTGCCATGACTTCCTCCCTACGTGCGGATAAATCATCCGGCTTGATTTTAGTCCACAATGTGAAGTGTTTACGTTGTATGATTTTGGGGTTGTCTTCGAAAAATATCTGAAGAACGTTGTAACCTAAGTTAAAGGCGTTATTAGCAATTTTTGTAAGGATTGTAGTTTTACCAACACCCGTTGGTGCTAGAATAACTCCAATTTCACCTTTAGCCAAACCACCCTTCATAAGGTTATCAATACCAGGTATACCAATTGGGATTGGGTGACGGAAATCATCCATCAAAACCTCATCTAAATTTGAGAATACAGTACCTGTCCCCTCATCCACTTCACCAATTTGAAGTGCTCCTCTAACCATACCCTCAATATCATCGTATGATTCAAAATCACCTTTATCAATAATTTTTTGAGCGGTAGTCATAACTTTCTGTAACTCTTGTTGTTTACAGAATTTTAATGACTTTGTTTGAACAAACTCAGCACCTTCGATAGTCACTACTTTGATTTCTTCAATCATATCCATAACCATCTTACGTGACATATCATTGGATATTTCACTTTTAGCCAACTGTTCCAAAGTATTGAAGGAGGGCGAGTGTTCGAACTTCATAAAATACTCTTTAATCATCTGCATGACAATCTTGAAGTATTGGTTATCAAAGTACTTAGGATCGATAACTTCAACGATAGAACGAGCAAAATTTTTGTCTAATATGATTTGATTTAATAGTTGTATTTGAAATGTATTTCCTAGGTATCCAAAGTTCTTATCGTTCGCCATTTTTGTTAAATTTAGTCTTCTGTGTGAAATATAAATACACTTAGTTTAGGGTATAATCCATGTACTCAAAAGATAAATTTTCGTCTGAAAAAATGTCAGTCAAACGCTTAAGAATACTTTTTAGGTGTGGGCGTACGTCAACGGTATATCTTACCTTTGGAGGGTATACTTTAGCGTCAAATGCTCTATGACAAATTGTCTTATCTCCAACTTTGATATACATGTTGAACCACTCAGGTTCTTCTGTGTTTGATGTATCGAGGACACTTGGATCGAGATAAATTTGTTCGAAATTATCCATCATATAAATGGTGGATTTCATTGTTAAGTCAGATTGAATTTCCTCACTGATTGATCTGAGTAACTCATAGAAGTCTACACTTCGGTGAGCGTTGTCCTGATAGTTTTTAACATTGTAATATCGTTGTACTACAAAGTTGTCATTAAGAGTTAGCAAGAACTCCATTTTGGTTAAATCCATATTTTTATCCATATTCTATTGGTTTTTAATAAATCTTCTTTTTTCTTTTCTTGTGAGTTTCATAAAGGGGTTCACAAAATCAACCCATTGTTCGTCTTGTTTTGGGAGATACTTGAAAATACCATCTTCAACCATCATCCGTATCAAATTTTTATACCCACGCCCCTCAGGATCCAAATCTTCACGGTAGTAATTATAAACCTCAGATTTGTCTTCATTAGTGAGCAAAGGTAAGGACAAATCCACCAACATTCTATTTCTTTGCCAAAAAAAGTTGCCGATTACACCTCTTTTAGTTTTTCCCTCCAAAAGATTAGAAATAGCCGTAGAAGGATTTGTTTCCATCAAACTTTGACTTTTTTCCAAAACAAAATCTAATTCTATTTTTTGTTCCAAAATTTCAGGAAAAAGTTTGACTAAAGTTTTAGTTCCGAGAAAATGTATTCCATCAATATTATCAGACTTGTCTCCCATGATTGTTTTATAAATCATAACATTATCATGAGGGATTTCCAAATCATCAATATTAATTTTATCCCCTTGTTTGTAAAACTGTTTTTTGATTGGAGAGTAAACAGACACTTTGTCAGATATCAGTTGGGTTAAATCTTTATCCGAGGAAAATATAACCTTATTTTCATCTTCCGAGACTTGACAGTAATAAGCAATTAAATCATCACTTTCACAACTGTCAATCATTATTTGACGGATAAATAATTCTTCCAAATAAAGTTTGACTCGTTGACGTTGCCAATCGAAAGATTCTTTCTGAAATTCGTTGAGTGTCTGTCTACGATTTTGTTTGTACTCAGGAAAAATTTCTCTTCTTTTTTGTGCATTATTTCTGCCATCCCAAAAAACAATCACCTTGTCAAATTCATTATCCAAGATGTGCTTTCTGAGTGTGTTCAAAAAATGAAATAATCCACCAATGTGTTTGGATTCACTATAGAGTTCACGAACCCCGTGAAAGCCTATTTTGAATAAATTATCACCGTCAACAAGAAGAGTAGTAGTCACTTAATTAAATTTATTATTCCCCTACCTCTTTTTCCTCAACCAAATCAAAATCTCCGTCTACTCCGATAATTTGTTTCCAATAATCTGAGTATTCTTTTTTATAAGCTTCGATAGATGCCTTTTCTTCTGAAGCTTCTTTTCCCGCCAAGAATCCGTGGGGGGTTACAATAATTTTCCCGTCTTCATAACCTAATCCATTGATGTGGTTTTTCATGACAGAAATTTTAGTACGTGTTGCAAACTTGACAGTTCTTTTGTCTTTCGTTGCCGTAATTTTTGTAGTACCTGCACCTTTTTGGTTGCCAAACAAAAACACCAATGAAGAGTTAAGCCAAACTGATTCTCCACCCTTAGCCTTAATTTTTGGTTGTCCAAAAGGGTTATCAGGAAGCTCTACCCATGGTTGGTTAACAATAACCAAAGTGTTTTCATACTTGGAATCCGCTTTACGTGAACCTGAAATTCTTTGGTTGATACCCATACCGATTTTATCTGACAAAGTAGCCGCATTATGTTGTTTACCACCTTTACCTTCGTAAGTCATTTTAGAAGGAATAGAACCGATAGAATCCCACAAGAATAACAAATCATACTCCAACTCACCTTTCTCTTGTGCATCCAAAAGAGAATTAATGTAATCGGTAATTTGTTCTATGTAACTAAAGTTATTATTGAAGATAAAGAATCCATCCCAATCGATTTCTCCCGTCTCCTCATCGACAACTTCGTCACATTCGAACCCCATTAATTGTGCATGTTCAAAACTCCACTTTTGTTCAGTGATTATAAACACAGGAAGTATTCCTTGTTTTTGAGCACTAACGGCAGATTTGATAAGTGCGGTTGTTTTACCAGTATCACTGTGACCTAAAAACATGTTGATATGTCCTATCGCAGGTCCAGGCAAACCTACCGCCTCTAAAAATTCCCCACCACAATCAAAGAATCGTTGTGGTTTATATTTTGCCGAAGTGGAAAACTTTTTCTTAATGTCTCCAAATTCTTTTTTCTTAATTGCCATAACTGTATTTGTAGAATTCTTTTAAGGTTTCCAACTTGTCTTGTGCGTTTGCCAACTTTTCAACAAACTTATCCATTTCTTCTAAATGTTGTGGGTGTTCACCGATACCAACGGCGTTCTCCATGTATACCATCAGAGTCGCTTGTGATTCTGCAATTTCACTCTCGTATTTTTTTGTGAGTGAGTCGTACATTAATTTTCTTATTTTCATATCTATGATAAATTTTTTTCGTGAAACAAAAAAGGACTTGGACACTATACCAAAGTAAGTATCCAAGTCCATGTTAATTAGAATGGCAAATCTTCATCAGGTTGAGCATCTGCTTGAGGATCAGAGATAGGGGTCTCTTCTTTGCGTCCACCGCCAAGAGACATAACCGCATCGTCACCATAAACATACTTTTTCAATTCTGAATCCCAAATTGGAGTTTCTCCACGTGCAATAGCCTCCAGGTATTCAACAGGTTTTTTAGAGTAAACATCCGCCCAAGTGAGTTCATCTTGTAACCACTCATTCTTGGTTGACTCTTCAGTGTGAAGAGGACTTGGGTCGTCGTACATAATTGTCTGAACAACTGTGTATTCCTTACCCGCAGGTGTCTTACTCTTAGAGAGCTCAATAATCAAATCTCTACCATTTTCAGCATCAGTGATGTCTCCTTTTTGTTTCCAAATCGGAATAATCTTATCCAAGATACCTTCTTGTTTGTAATTATCCTTGAATCTCCAAAACTTGGGTCCGTCTTGTTCATTATCTCTATCTACTACTTTTACAATATAAAACTTACGTGATTTGTATTGACGGGCAAGTTCTTTATCCGATTCCTTACCTGTCGTCATAAGTGTTTCATACACTTCTGACAAGGGAGAACGTTCGTTGTCATTCTTACCCGGATCGTAAAATTTCTGCCATTGTCCATTTACTTGAACTTCGTGGTACCATACTTCTTTGAATGGTGAACTCCCGTCTCCTGTTGGAAGGATGCGGATACGACGTGACGCTGACTTCTGATTTTTATCCAAGATAGTTGTGAAGTATCTTTTCATTCTCTCTTCTTGAGACATGCGGTTACCTCCATTTGAGGAACCTGACGTGTTCTTTTCGTACTGTGAAAGAACCGCATCTAAAACTGAATTTGACATAATTTAAAATTTAATTGTTTTTGTTAATACTCGATTACTCTGTTGTTAAATGATAGGAAAAAAAGAAATAAAATCAAACTTCTATAAAAAAATAAACCCCCAAAGTTGGGGGTTGTTTTTTTAGAAACTTGGGGTATTTTTCGGAACGGGTCCGAAAGTATCTCTAATTGAATTGTTTGAAAAGTTTTGTACCTCGTCAGCTGTCAGGACATACTCGTGTTTTCCTGATTGTTCCATTTCGGGTTGTTTGTCAACAAAAAAATCAGTTAACTTTTGATTGTAAGGATAAGAGTCCAAACTTCTCAAGTGTAACTTTTCTTCAGGAGTCTTTTCTCTGTATTTTTCGATTTTCTGTTCAAGGGAGTTAATTTTATCGAAAATTTTATCCATCTCTTGTAGTTTATTTGTCAAATCATCTAATTTACCAAATAAATTGTTCATATACTCGTCTTGTTTTTGAGCTACTTCATTTTGCTTATTTACGAGTTCAGTAATGTCAAGCTCCTCAGTGTTTTCCTCACCTTGAACTTCTCCACTATCATCAATAACTTCAACATCAGGATCTGATGCCACATCTACAGGTTCAGCAACTTCTTCAGCACCTGTATCTAAGTCCGTATCTGCGGTTGGTTCTGTTGTCAGTTCCTCACCAGCATCAAGTGAAACATCAACAACATTAGCGTCTTGTTCTGTGATGTATGAATTGATTTGATTATATCTACTCAATTCTTCCAAGATTTTCTTTTCTACTCCCATTTTGTTTTTTTTTTAACCATTTAAAAGTGTTTTAACACCATGAGGTGTTTCAACTTTCAATGTTCTATTTAATTTCATTGTATTGTCTACTCTTTCAATCAAACCATCTTTCATTCTGACTGTATAACAATCTCCAGTATCCAAATCACAAACTTCTTTGTAACCGTTAGATGTTTCTTTTTCTACAATTCTTGAATCTTTTCGTAGATAATCGTCGAGTAATTTTTTTATGTTTGACATAACTTTTTTATTTATAAATATATTCTGACAAGTGTTTTGTCAAAATTAAACATTAAGAACATAATCACCATCAACCAAAGTTAAGGTTGCGGTTCCTAAAGTCAAATCTGCAGGTATTTCAACATCAGCAGATATTCCTTGGAATTCTGACTCATCCCAAGGGGTAATGTTCCAATCAGCACTTGCATTACTCAATGTGAAAGTTCCATCACCTAAATTTGAAAATGTTTCTTCTCCATTTATGAAAACAATTTCATTGTTGGTTTTTTTAATTACGAAATTTGCCATATTTTTTTTTCTATAAATATTTCTTTATAACAATAAGTCGTAGTTCTTTGCGGTTTTTATTAAGTTTTCAAACTTTACTTGTAGATTAGTTGCTTTTTGTGCATAAGTGATGTATGGTGGTTCTATATCATTAGTATTCTTGAAAGTATTCCAATCATTGGAATATCTATACCAATGTGTCATCCAATTTATTATTGTATTTTGAGCCAATAATGTGATACCTGGTGCCGTCGTTGGATTTCCACTTGGTACATTATTCTTAAATCTTCCAACGACTAAATTTATTGAATCTTTAATGTCTTTGAAAGAAGCAAAGGGACGTGATATCTGTCCTCTCGATGTTGTGATATTCAAACAAACATACCCATCCAATTCACTTGCAGATAAAGAACCCCAACGCCCATCGATGTAAACACCAGCAACGTTGTTGTTTGGTATTTTGAATTGTGTCAAATTTCCACTAGAGTAACTACCTTGTTCTTGAGCTATTACACAGAACGTCATCATTCTTTTTTGTTGATACTGAGCCTCTGAAGTTGGAATAAGACTTTTGATTTCAGCAATCATAGTTGCAATACTTACAGTTCTTGTTGAGAGAGTTGTACCGGATAATCCAGTATAGGTGTTAGCAACTTGACATCCTGTTCCCGCAGTTGCTGTTTGTGTATTCCAACTGTGTTGTCCTCCTAATACTTCTTCAGTCTGTTGTTCTTGTTGTCTAAGTCTTTCTGATTCTTCTCTTTGTCTTTGTCTTTCTTCTTCTTGTCTTTGATTATCAATTTGTTTTAATTTTTCTTGGTAAGTGCTCAAAAGATTTTTGTTAACACTTGATATCAATTTATCAATATCAGGAAGTGCAAACAATGGGATTCTAGTCCCGTTGAAACTTGTCTCAAAGGAACCACCTGCCACGATACTGTGTTCAACATCTGTTATTAAATACGCACCTTCGAACATTGGTACGTGTCTCAGGTTGAAATACATGGTTGGTTGTATCATTACATTACCCATTGCGTTTACGTTACAGGTATAACTTCTTGTTCGATACAAATTGAACAATGATGTGGACTGTTGTGAAGCCTTTTGTCCCGAGGCAACTTGAGCATAATTTGATAAAACAGAGAATGTTTCAGAAGTGTTTCTATACTGACTCTGATCTAAAGACACCGATTTGAATATGTTTTGGTTTCTTTTACCAAAATCTACTGCAAACCCAACAACTTTATTACTCTTTCCCCAATCCGTTTTGTTTTGTTGGTTTTCAGACAAAGTGTTTCTGGTTGGGTTTGATAAATCACTACCATCACCTCTAAATCTGTAGTCAACGTTTTGATTCATTTGTAAATGTTCCGAAGGTTTACCTACATAGTAACACAAAAATTTAGGACGAGAATCTTGGTAGTCCACATCCAAATAAGTTCCAAAGGCGGCACTTGCGATGTCATAATTAATAGGAGATTCTTTACTACCTGTTTCTTGGATCCCATAAAAATTCACATAAGATGGTAAAGCCATAAAATACATTCCCGCCTCACTTATCAATGTATTGATAATAGTAAGTAATCCACTAGCACCATTAGATGGGTTT